GGAAGCTAGGGCTGCTAAATAGGGAGTATATGGGCGACGACGGACCATTGACATTGTATGTATATTTGTATAAGGATAAAATATTTTAATTTAGTACAAATGTCTGAAACGCAAATAAATGAGCAAAATGAGAAGGGGCTAGGTAATACTATATCTAGCCCCTATCAACACAAGTATTGGTGTTTTACACTTAACAATTATACAAATGAACAAATTGAACATATAGAGCATATATTTAAGTATGAATGCTTGTGGTATATTTTCCAAGAGGAAGCTGGAGAAAATAACACTCCTCATTTACAAGGAACTTTATGTCTTAAAGAAAGACAACGTATGACAAGTCTTAAACAATGGTGTCCAGCTATACACTGGGAACCAACACGATCCGTTAAAGCTAGTATAGTTTACTGCACTAAACATGAATCTAGAATTGGTAAAATATACTCCAAAGGAGTAGATATACCAGAACAGTTAGATCTAGAACAGCCTTATGGATGGCAATTACAAGTGATGGATATCATCAAAGAAAAACCAGATAAACGTACAATCCACTGGTTTTGGGAACCCAAAGGAAATGTTGGTAAAACAACTTTGTGTAAGTATTTAGTAGGTAATCATGACGCTCTCATGTTAACCGGAAAAAGTAACGACATGTATCATGTCATATTAAAATATCCTAAAAAAAGGAAGATCATCTTAATCGACGTACCTAGAAGTACTCAAGATTATATAAACTATGGAGCTTTAGAGCATATAAAAGGAGGCTTGATTTTTTCCGGCAAATATGACGGAGACATTTGTGTGTTTAATTCACCACATGTTATTGTATTTGCTAATGAACCTCCCGATTTAAGTAAAATGTCTAAAGATAGGTGGCACATCGTGGGTATACCACGATAGTTGCCTTAGTCGCAAGCCTCGCCCTCATGTACTCCCTCGTCGGTTCCCCCCCAAAGGGGTCCCCCCCGTCTCAGTCCGTATTCGGGTCTCGTTTGCTCCTGCGGTGAGGTTTCATTGTAGTTAATGTAGTGTATCCGGTAAGTTTCAACTTTCGAATGCAACGGCCGCCCCCGGCCGCCGCGCCTTATGCATTACAAACTCAAGCTCGCTGATGCCTCCCGCCAGTCGACATTGGCACTCGTGCCGTCGCGCGCCCGCGACACGCCTGTTAAACACTAACTATTCAGTGACCTAACAAAACTAAATGAGTTTCGCATAATTATATCATAAGTCGGATCTCTATTTGCATCAACTGCAAGCGCATCATTAGTGAATGTGACCCGTTCAGGACTAAATGCACGTACAACCATATACATCCTCTTTCCATAAGCAGGATAATTGTGTACATCATCATCTCTAGTAAAATCTATTCCATCATTCTCTCCGTGTGGTATAACTGAAGACGTATCAAAATCATTATGTTGCCAATGATAATCGCGCATACGATCATGACGCATAAATATCTTAGCTTCTTTTATTTTTCCGACTGAGGTATCAACATCTGTAGTCTGTGAAGCACTAACATAATAACGGAAACGTTTAACAACCTTAAACATATTATGAGCTTTACCACCAACATCCGTTTGTAAATTACTATATATCAATGGACGCTCCAAGTATTGAAGTAAAAGCTTAACTGATGGATTAGATCCTGATGCATACATTAGATCAGCAAATTCATCCTTCATAGTAATAAACATAACTTCGAACCATGTAGTTCTCTTTCTTGGACCATAGAAATTAAATCCAATTGAAGTCCAATTATGTAATGCTTTCATAGCAGCAGGATAGGGAGTAGCAGCAGCATTATTCTCTTGCTGCCAAAAAGATGACGTACCTGTTCCAGCAGTAGTTTGACATGGTATTGGAATCTTAATCATGTCTGCAGTACTAGCAACATCGTTCCAACCAAGTTGATATCCAGCTACAACACTAGTTTCATTATTAAATGAAGTAATGTCATAAACATGAACTGGTGAATATACTGCATTCAATGAAGAATTATATCCCTGACGAAGAGCTATTGCACCAACATCAGTATCATAACGAGTTAAATTTTGAAATCTATATACTTCATTAGTCATAAGTCCTTTAATAAGCATAGAGTTACGATTTATCTTAGATCTATAAGTACGTGGCCTTCGTGAGTATATCTTACGTTTTGTAGTAGTCAAATCGTTGCCTCCGGCATAGCTTCGTCCATTGGCACGAGTGACGTTAGATTTTGTCATTTTTGTACCTTTGCGTTTTTTTGGAAATACCTTTTTAGTTGATATCGTTATATTCCTCAAAGCGGAACCAAGTTCCGTTGCTGCTTTGCGGTTACGATATGCCATGCCTACACCGGAAGCTAGGGCTGCTAAATAGGGAGTATATGGGCGACGACGGACCATTGACATTGTATGTATATTTGTATAAGGATAAAATATTTTAATTTAGTACAA